CCCATCATGGTATCAACGGGCATACCACCGCGGGCAATGTTCCAACCTATACGGTTAGTAGGTCTTAACAATCCTTCAATTTGTTCGCAGTATTCGCGAGTATCGGCTACTACAACTACTTCATAGATTAAGTTAGAGTGTTTGCAGATAGCCCGATTAACAACGGCACAATGTTTGTCGGGGTTTGTGCGTGCCGCCCTTTTGTGTTCGGCCCATCTTTCTCGGGCCATACCATTGGTAATTCCTACATAGCCTTGTTTAGTAATGTCGGTATGTTCAGGCTTGTGTATCCAGTAAACAACTGATGCGCCTAAAGGCTGTAATTCTTCGTTTTTAAACATTACCCATCACCCTAGCGTAATCTGCCTGTGCGTAATCTTTATGGGGTGTACCATAGGCTCTGTAAATGCCTTTCTGTTCTAGTTGGGTCTTTTCTGAGTGGTGTGTTTGGCAGAGGGATTGGAAGCGGTTGATGAAGAAGGCTTCTTTGCTTATATGTGACCAAGGGAATAGGTGGTCAACTACATTGGCTGGTGTGATGATGCCTTGGGATTGGCAGGCTATGCAGATGGGTTGTTTGCTTAGTTGTATTTGCCTGAGTGATAACCATTGTCTTGTGTTGTACATATCATTAAATGATTTGCGGTCTTTATTGTACTTTTGATTGAATACATCTCTGCCGCCATGCTCTATGCAGTACTGGTTGTATTTGCTCTTAGTGTTCTTGCATCCTAAGTGTGAGCAGGTAGTGTTAGTTGGTATTGATGGCATGAAGCCTACAGAGCATAGGTTTATTTGAGGAACTTCAACTTATAAACTGTTTGGTTTAGCAGTGTTGCTATGCTGTCAATCTCGTTCTGTATCTCGCTGTCTTGTGGCATTTCGCTTCGGTAATCGCGTACATAATTACGCAGACTGATGATGTATGACAATGGGTCGTCATTGTTGCCGTTGCCAAACATGGCTGGATACGGCTCAATGATTACTTCGTATGCGCCTTGCATAGATTCGACCAGACCATCAACCAGTTCAGGGATTCCTTCGTAGTACGCCTGCAATGCCACATGGGTTGCATAGGATGGCGTTTTAAAGTGCATTAGGTGGGTCAGGGTTGCAGAATGAAGCAAGGTGCTGACAAATGTGCCGACTAATTTATTGTCCATGTTTGATTCCTTAAATCCTGATGCGTGTGCTGCTTGGCCAACTTGAATCGCCTTTTGTTTGGTATCGAACGGCCCTTTCGACCCCCAGTACCATCCATCTGATTTTTTGCTGACTGGCATACGCTATCCTTTTTGATATTGTCTGCGCTTACAGGCTTTAGCGCAACCGCAATTTGGCTCTACTTTCCATTGAGGTACTTCGCCCCATTTTCTAAGTGTAATGGATAACATCTCGCGCATCATCTTGCATGGCTCATCCAGTAGCAAGCGTTCACGGCATTTAAAACAAGTAAACGAATAACCGCCATGAAACTTCTTTTTTGCCGCGTTGTCGCAGTCAGGACACAGGTTGTTTGTCATTGTAGAAAGTATAGACATAGACGTTCTTTCTGCCTCGTGACATTTCGTTCTTTATCTGCTCTCGCGTCATGTAGCGTTGCTTCATAAAGTAACACAGGGCCATTGATATTTGACTTGCCTTTAGGTCTGGCTGTGCCTTCCTAATCTCTGTCAAGGTCATTGGCCGCTGTGTTAATTGAAAAAGGTCACGCACTTTTGTTGCCGCGTTTGCCATTGTTGTCCCTTATGTATTAGATAAATATATTATATTGTTAATTTTCTCCAGACTGCTGCGACCACTTGTGGAACTTGTCCGTTGCCAATGGCTTTAAGTCTGTCCACTCTTGCGGCCACCCCATTAGCCACTCGACCCAATCTGGGTTCAATGGCCCACCAACCTGTGCCGCTAGGGGTATCTCGTTCCTGGCGTATTCCGCAGGGCTTCCCCCGTCCTTGTACATTCGTGCCACTGGTGTGGGCCATAGTCTCGGATTGTTCACTTGGTCCACCAATCGGATTTGGATGGGCTGACCATTCTTTCGATGATTCTGGCCTTTCTTGAGGAGTCCAGATGTCCCCCCCCCCCCGTGTCTGGAGTGCGCCACAATCCACGTTCTATCCCTTTGGTGGGGCGCTCCGACCTCGTTTGCTCCCATAACAGTCCACCTCGTGTCATACCCGAGGCTGGAAAGGTCTCCAAGCACTCGCCCGATTCCTCGATGAATGAGCATTGGGCTGTTTTCCACGAATACGAATCTGGGTCGAACTTCGCTAACCACCCTCGCCATGTGATACCACATTGAGGAACTTTCTCCGTCAAGCCCTGCGCCTCGTCCTGCGATGCTGATGTCGGTGCATGGAAAGCCGCCAGATACAACGTCAACAATTCCTCGCCACGGGTTTCCGTCAAAGGTTTGTACGTCATCCCAAATCGGGAAAGGCGGGAGAAGCCCGTCATTTTGTCTGGCGCACAGTACGCTTGCTGGGTAGGCTTCCCATTCAACTGCACAGACTGTTCTCCAACCAAGGAGGTGTCCCCCAAGTATTCCTCCACCTGCTCCCGCAAAGAGAGCGAGTTCATTAAGGCTTTGCTGATTAACCATGACATTCCAAATATCCAATTAAATTTTTAAACAATTCTTTGTCATCAAGACAAAGCCCTAAAACTGTGTTGCACCGATTGCAAAGAATTTCTCTTACTTTTTTTGATTTATGACAATGGTCTACATGAGGTGTGTTTTGTTTGTCTGACCATGCAAATTTACGTTTGCAACAAGAGCAAGAATTACTTTGTTTAGCAATCTGTTTATCAAACCATTCAAGGTCAACACCATATTTTCTTGAAACTTCTTGGCGATGATTCTTTTGTCGATTGTCAGCGCGATATTTTTTGACTGCCTCCGCGTTTTGCTCTCGCCACTTTCGCACTTTGGCTGTCGCTTTTTCTTTATTTCGCTCATACCAATCTTTTGCCATTTCGCGTTCACATATCTTACAAGCCGAGTGATACGACTTTGTATTTGTGCGTTGATAAAAAAAAGATATTGAAAGTTCTTTGTCGCATTTACTACAACGCTTTGTTTCCATAAAGCCTCCTAAAATGACTTTATTTTACACGCGCCTGCGAAAAGAGCCAACTCATTCATACACCGCCTTTTACAAACACACAGGTTTGGCGATGCTCAACACCCTTTGAATCGGTGTATGTCTCTCCGCATCCAACTGCCCATTCAATCAATATCAGTGCCATCACAACACCAATCGCAATGGCCAAAAATGTATCTTTAATCATGTTTCGTTTCCTTTAAATAGGGCCGAAGCCCTGTTTAGATTTAGTACTGGACAGTTCCGTCCACATACACAACAACATTCTTGCCGCTTGGCAAATGAACATTGCAAGAAACTGCGCCACGCTCGGCTTGGAGGTAACGAATTACTGAGGCGATAACTTGAGAATCTGTCATGATTACTCCCTTTCAGAACACATGGCGATGTTGCCATGAGTAGTATTATATAGATAAACAAAGATTTTTTATCATAGTTGTAAAAATAATACAAAAAAAGGGGACACCTTTCAGCATCCCCTAAGTGGCAACTCAAGCCCATTCTAGAACGGAATTTCCGAATCTTCCATTTCTTCTACTGGCGCTGCTTTTCTTTCCTCACCCTTGCTGGACAGCATTTCCATTTTCTCACCAATGATTTTAGTGGTGTAGCGGTCAACTCCATCTTTGGAATACTTTTCTGTCTTCATCTTGCCTTCGATATAGACCTTAGAGCCTTTTTTCAGATATTCCCCTGCTATCTCAGCCAGTTTGCCAAAAAACGCCACATTGACCCATTCTGTGACTTCCTTGGCCTCGCCTGATTTGTCTTTGTACTTTTCGCTGATTGCGATACTAAAGTTGGTCACTGCCTTGCCGTCCGGCATAAAACGAATTTCAGGGTCGCGCCCCAAGTTGCCAATGCCAATGAATTTATTTACAGCCATGATTTACTCTCCGAGTTTGATGATTAGATTAGTGACTTCGGCCAAGAATTTCTCGGTTTCTGTCTTCATTTCCGCAATGAGTTTTTCATCACGTTCTGTCCTCACAATCAGCAATTGATTGCGCTTGGGCAGTCTTGGGTCGTAGGAAACGAAGTCGCACCATTGGCGGCCAGTCACCCACAATTGACATTGGATTTGTTTGTAATACTCTGATGGCACTTTGTTGTCAAACAAATAGTCCAAGTGCGTGGTTGTGTTGGGGCATTTGACTTCAATGAGTCCATGACCGCCAACATATCGGTCAGGCGATACACCAAGCCATTGAATCTCAGGGTGTAGAACAAATCCCACCTTGTCCACAAACTGATTGGTGGCCGATTCGTATTCAATGCAGGCAAATTGCTCTTGCTCAATGCCCCATTGCATTGCCGCATTTGTGTAGGACTCGCCAGCCGCGCCTGTAAGCCTCTCAGCCACCAGTTTAACTTTGTACTTGTAGCGCCCGACCGCTTCAGCAGTTCCTTTGCCCTTGCTCATTACCTCGGCAATGTTGCTTGCGGTCACATGGCCAAGCCTGGCTAACTTCCAAGCATCTGAACCTTGTTCCAAATTGATGTAGGGTTGGTCAATGTAGGTTAATGAATCAATCATTCTTGCCCCCTAAATTTCAATCCATGCAAGACCATTGCTTCTTTGACAAATTGCAATCCTTTTACGCCTAGATTTGGAATCCGCCTTAATTCGCGCTCTGTCCAGTTGCACAGGTCTTGTTTCATCAAGATTTGTTCTGATACCAAGCAACGCTGATACCTGATTGGCAAATCAAGGTCTTTAATGTCAGAGTTTTGCTGTTTATGCTGCATCTCTTGTTCTTTTTGCCATTCCCGCAAAATTCTGTCTCGATGCTCTAGCATTTCTGTGGCCATTCGGTAGGCAGTCTGTGCCGTAGAAAATGGATTTGTGATGCCCATTTTTTCAATTTGGGCTTTCATTGCATTAACAGCAAAATGGTCTAAAAGTTCTGTTCTAGTCATATGAAGTACCTTACCCATGCGTAAATAACATAAACCCAATAAATTGAAAGTAATGAGACAAGGATTGTGTAAATTATTTTGTTGCTCATGCTGCCTCCGTCAATTGCATTTTTCGTGCATCTTTGGCCGCTTCTAACAAGGTCAGCAAGTCTTGATTGCCTTTGGCTTGTTTGACAGTTGCAAAATAAACCTCACGCAATTGCTCAAGGTCTGGTGATGCCATGATTGCATCTGTCATTGACATTTGGTCCAGTTCTTCTTCTTGCGCCTCTTTTGGCACATCCTCGCCTGCATAAATGTACAAGCCGATTCCAAAACAAGCAATGCACTTAGCCAGGCATCGCATCATGGCATCTGATACTTTACGCGCATCAGGGTTTTTAACTGCGTTGTTGCGGTTGTCCATAACTGGCAGGTGCATCGTCATTGATTTGCCTACCGCGTGAACAGTGCAAAACACCATCAAAGTGTCTCCAAAGGCTTTAGGCTCGTGAAATTCCCAATGCGCTGTTGGGTCTTCTTGAAGCAATGTATCTACTGCCCATGTCCATGACAAGTATGACAGGTTGCCTTTTTTCTCAATATTTTTGCCAACATTGATTGTTCGTAATTCATTAAATGTTTTCATAATTTCACCATGTCTTGTTTTGCTAACTGTTTTGCCTTGTCTTCGCAATAGTCGTGAACCATGTCGACAATGATTGTCCCAATCTCTAACGCACCCAAATGGCCTTTTTTAACGGCTTCTTTGAGTCGGGCTTCATACGGCTTCAAGTCTGCGTCAAATAGCGCATCCATGAATCTTTCGTAGTCTTTGGGATTCCATTCAGTTTGTAGATAGCGATCTGTGCGCGTCTCGAATTCGTGCATGAACTCGTCTGAATCGTGTTTGTGGCTGTCTAGCCATTGGTCATATACTCTACTCATACTTACTCCCTTTTTTGAACATAGCACCAATTGTGCTGAAAGTATTATACACACTTTGGGCAATGTATGACACAAAATAAAATAAATTTAACGATACCTTTTCCACCTAGTGTGAACACATATTGGGGCTTTAAAGGATCTAGACGGTTTTTGACTTCTAGGGCTAAAGTCTTTAAAAGTGCCGTTGCCGCTGAATTCATGCGTAGTGGCCATGAGGGATTTGGCAATGCTCGTTTGGCAGTCACCATCAAACTTTATCCTCCAGACCGCAGGGTTCGTGACATTGACAATGTGGTCAAGTCCACTTTGGATGCGCTGTGCCAAGCGGGTGTTTTTGCAGACGATGGCCAGATAGACATGCTTCATGTCACCCGTGAACAGGTTATTAAATTTGGCGCTGCGGAAATATTTATTCAAGTTTTGTAAAAAAGTCTTGCAAACCTGTTTTTTTTGTGCTTATAATTTGCTTGTCTGAGTGGCATCAGACGTAGACGCTAATGAAAACCCCTCAGATACCTGTGGTGGTCTTGCTAGACAGCAAGCGGAACTTTTGATTAGCGTCATACGTTTTGCTGTTGCTCTCGCCAAGAGCCAAGACCACCAGAGTTATTTGAGGGGTTTTTTGCTTTTAGGCGGCTGTGCAATGCGGTACGTCGGTGGTTGCATTTGGGATACCCTGTTACACGAGCAAACTAAAGCAGGGATGGTGGGCGAAGAATAGAACCAAGTGGTTGGGATGAAAATCTCAGAAGTCTGTTCAATGCGATGCGATGACATGGCTCCGAAGGGGAAGTTATCCAAAAGCAGGGCGAAACTGAATTTTGACTCGGTAAGGCTTTGCTTTGCTCCAACATTCACCAAAGGGGAAATTGAGAAAGAAGTTGTTTATGAGGTTAGTATTTTTAATCATTAATAAAGGATAAGACAATGGATTTATTTGGATTTGAATCACCAAAGCCAAAAACTGATGAGGGTTTTGAAGAATTTTGGAATGCCTACCCAAAGTGTTTTAGAAAAGGCGAAAAAACTGCCTGTAAGAAAAAGTGGGTTGAATCTTATTACTTCAGCCAAAAACAAACCATCTTAAAACACGTTCAATGGATGGCCACCACAGAGCAATGGTTAAAAGATAGCGGTGCATGGATACCAGCACCCAAGGTTTATCTTAATCAGCAAAGATGGGATGGCGCTGACATTCCTGATTTAAAACCCAGACCAACTATTGACCCTGCATTGGCCAAGATTGCCGCTGATAGCAAAAAGGCTGCGCCCATGCCAGACCATATCCGCAAGCAAATACAAGACATTAAAAGGAAAACATGATGAAGCAATCATTCAAACTTTCATACTGCGATTACATCGCAAACATTGTTCAAAAGTCACTAATGCAGTTTGACCAAGAAAACCTGCTTGACAAGGTGGGTCGCATCAAACTGGACTTAGACTTTGATGGCGTATTTAACTCTACTGTTAAAACCATTGACATTGTGGATATGCAGGGCAAAGCCTACCGCGTAACCATTCAGGAGTTGTGAAATGGAAGATATTTCACCATTTAAAGCACTTGATTTCATTCGCGACAACGCGCCTGGCTACGCCCAAGCCAAGGCCAACGTGGTCTATATGACCGAATACCGCAAAACAATTAAAGCCATGCTCATGGCAGCCAGTAGCGAAAAGACAGAATCAGCCAAAGAAACCTACGCTTATTCCCACCCTGAATACAAAGCCCATTTAAAAGCCCTAGAAACGGCTGTAGCAGAGTCTGAACGCCTTAGATGGCTCATGGTAGCGGCAGAGGCCAAAATCGCTGTCTGGCGCAGTTTAGAGTCTTCCAACCGCGCAGAAGGCAGGGCAACAACATGATGGGAAAAATTGTTGCTTGTCTGCCAAACAGACCTGATGTTAAGTGCGAAAACTGCAAACGCTATCAGGTTGCTAATGCTCAGTACTTTGTAAACGTCAAGAATTCCAAAGACAGAGCCTGCATTTATGTCCCAATTTCTTTACAGGTGAAATTATGAAATCAGATGAAGATTTTGAATTTGAACGTATTGAGCGCGAAAACAAACTTAAATCTAGTGGAATGGATTGTTGTACATACGATTGCAATCAAGGCCGTAATTGTCCAGTACGCAATAAAACGCTAGAAGAAGTGGCCAAAGAATTTGAAAAAATGAAGCCATTTGGTGATACGGCTCAGTCATTTGCCCAATTTGTTCGGGGTTTAATGAAATGAAAAAGCAGACTAAACGCAAGCATTGGAAACTTTTGGATGTTATCCATCATGCCATTACTGGCGCTGGCATTACCCAAGAACATATATTGGATAAACTGCGAATGACTGAACTGGCCTCGCTCGATGCAATGACAAGGGGTCTAGGAACACTTCAGGATTGGCAAGAATTGACCGACATGATGAACATTTGTGAGGTCATGGCAATAGAAGGCATCGGGCCAGAAGCCTTGCCCTATTGCAAAGCCGCACAAGAGGCCCTAGAACAAGCCGCATTGCGTTATCAAAGCACTATGCGGATGGGACTATCAGGAACGGGAATAAATGCTTTGCGCGAAGTTTTTGAGTACCACGATTTGCAAAGGCGAAGCATCCCCCGCAGCCAGTACGAAAATATGATTATCAAAACCCGTCAACGCATCCAGAGCAAAGCCAAAGAAGTGGTCGTTTTATGAACCATAACGCAAGGTATATTAATTTCTACCCAACAGTTACTGAATTAGAAATTTGTCACTTTATTGGCAAAATGCGATATACGATTACCGCGCAACACAGACCAGAAGGAAAACAAGATGCGCGTCAAAATGGATTGCAAATGTGTATTGATGGCGTTATTACTGAATATGCCGTAGCCAAAACATTAAATCTAAACTTTGATTTAAATTGCGATTTCCGAAAGTTTGGTAGTGATTTAATTTTAACTGATGGCCGCACATTAGATGTTAAGAGTACATACACGGCTGGTGGCAATCTTAATGCTGTGAAATGGTCTGTCGAAAAGCCATGCGACTTCTTTGTCTTGACTGAAATTCGAGCATCTCATATTCGGATTGTCGGAGCAATTGGGCGCGAGAAGTTTCTGCGACCTGAGAATCTTGTTGATGTTGGTCGCGGTGCGTTTTACTCTGTTCCTCAATCTGCTTTAAAGTCATTTGATGAAAAATATTGCAAAGAAACACTATGAACAAGTTGCATCACTTGGGTGCATTTTGTGCCGATATCTTGCCTTTGGACAAACGCCTTGTGAAATCCACCACATCCGCAGATTTGGCGGTAAACGAGACAACGCCCCTGTTATTGGTTTATGCCCAGAGCATCACCGAGGTAACAAAGGCGTTCATGGGCTTGGCCACAAAGGATTTGAAAAACACTACGGCATAAGCGAACACGAATTGCTGGATTTAACCACCGCGGCACTTACGCGAATAGCCTAGTTCCTTGTTTGTCAATAATTAACGCTTGTTTGCGTGGCGTTCCACCCGATTGATTGGTAATGCTTATGTGCGTCCAGCGGTCGAATTCCCGAATTACTTGGTCGTAAGGTAGGTCAGACGCGATGATAGCCCTGACAACTTGGTCTGGGGTCATGCCTGGCACTCGAATATCAGCCGCACAACCAATCCGGTGCTGTGATGTGTCTTTGCTGCCTACCGCGTCATTTACCGCTTTAGACCTGAACGCACTGTTAACCATAATTGGTTTACCACCAAGAACGGTTTTGACTGCCTCAAGGAATTCAGCCAATCTTTGAATGTTTGCAAGTTCAGTTTCATTTGGGGTGTTATCCAAGGTTCTGTGGTCGGTGTGGGTGAGTTCTTCTAGCGTGAAGTGTTCTGTCATTTTTTACCTTTCATGTCTGCCAGTTTTTCAACTGTACGGCCACCAAAGTAAGCCAAGAAAATAATCTGACCCCACTGGCCAAGCAATTGAACATAGGATTCTTGCGCGTTATGTCCAAAGGCAGACATCATGGTGAACACAAAATAGGCCACAAAGATGGCTATAAGGGCCATAGGGCGAATATTTTTAGACAGCCAAGAGTCAGACCCCATGTCTGCTTTCCAGCGGTCTGTAACGGCTGTTTGCTCTATTTCAAATAACTTCGTGTCATTGGCCATTTTTGCCAACTCGCCATCTTGCGCCATCTTTGACAGTTCAAGTTGCGCCTTGGCTTTGGCTTCTGGGTCTGGTATTAACTTGTCTATAAGTTTTCCACCAACCGATAAAAGTGCATCAAGTCCAATCATTGTTTTGCCCTCGCTAGCATCGTACTTGCAATTTGTAACATACCCATTGCTTTGTGTAAATCCTTTGGCTCTTTTTCCCAACCAACGGTGATTTGCCCAACAAAGCGCCCTTGCTCTGGCGGCACACTAACTCGGCATCCAAAGGTTACGCCTTTTTCAATGTACCAAAGCCCAATTTCACTTTGTGCTACGGTGTATTCGCTACAGGGTATTTCATTGGCCATCAATGCAACCACATCACGGTTGTTGGCAGAACTCTGAGTAAAAAGGCCAACATCTAAACCTTCATGGGTTCTGTCTCTGCCTTCACGGGTATATGCTCGAAACAGCACCCTTGTGCCAAACAAAGGATTGACTTTAAAAATGGCAACAATTGCCGCATCCGAATTCTTAAACAGATGGGCCGCCACATCCTCGGCTCGGTCTTCAACAATTGTTGGTAGTTTTTTATTCTCTTTATACGCCTCAAACAAAAAGGCTTGGTTTTGCCAAACAAAGTACCCTGCAAAGGTAAATACGGCCATAAGCAATATGGCAAACAATTTGAACGGGCTATCCACATAGGATAAAACTTTGCTCAATATATCGTTTGTTTTATCCTCACTCATTTTTTCCCCGTGTAAGTCATTATGTTCCACAGAAATAAAAAGAAAATTAACACAACAATAATGCCACTGGTTGCAAACCACAAATCATTGTGAAATTTCATCTTTGCTTTTCGCAAATTTTCTTCTTCTTTTAATCTTTCTTTTTGTAACTTAATCCGCAAATCCATCATTTGCTTGTACACATCCATGCCGTAGCGCATCTTTATCATGCTCTGCAATTGCATATCCTGTTTTCGCATTGTCTCGCGAGCAACAGCAATTTGCATTGCTTCTTCTTCGACCGACATCCCTGCTTGGGATTTGCCAAATAACTTAGGCTTTTTCTTTTGATTTGCGCCAACGTAAAAGTTAGCAGCGGCTGTGTACCATTTGCCTAACTGACCAACAACATCCTCAATTTCCCGCCCTGCTGATACCAATGCTTTAACGCCTTTGAAGGCAGCATTGGCCATTGCAAAAGCGGTAAGCGGGTCAATTTTTAACTCCTAGGCATTATTTCAAGTGAATCACAGAGGAATAAACCACGCCAGCCATACCAACAAGCATCGTGCCACAGGCTTTGATTAGGATGCCTTCCAAGCGTTTTAACCTAGCGTTAATTTGCTCATAACGCAAAGCGCAAACTTCTTCATGCGTACTCAATCGGGCATCTGTTGAGTCCACATTAGGCATCTTCAGCACCTTCAAACTCAGGCTTTTGCTTGATGATTGAATACAGGGCTGCTCGGTCTGCACCTGCTACATAGTCATCACCTGAAATCTGAACTTTACCTGCTGACAATGGTTGTTTACCTGCATCACGGGCTTCTTTAGAAGCGTATCCGTAAAAGGTTACTTCTGTGCCACGACCTTTAAAGTCTTCTTGAACAGCACCAATATTCCAATACGAGGCAGGGATGCCAAAGTCTGTATCTACTGATTTGATTAAAGCCATGATTTTCCTTGTTTAAAAAATTATGCGACTACCGCAAGTCTGCGAACTGTACCACCAGAGTCTTTTATTTCAACATAGCCTTGGATTGTCAAAGCCATGTTTGCTGTGTAAGTGCCAAAACGCACATTACCTGTTCCTTTTGGGGTTAGGGTTAGGTCGATGTTTGTGTCGCCACCTTGAGCTGACAAGGCAGGAGAAACTGTTGTAGCCGATGAAGCAACTTGTAGATAATTTGTTCCAGCACCAGTTGTATTGATAACAAACTGAGTCCCGCCTCCAGAATTTCGGAAAAAAATTGAACTTGTTCCTTTGCTTCGCAAATCTAATCCAACATTGGTATCACTACCTTGAGCAGAAATAATAGGCAGTCCCGCAGTAGCCGCCCCCGTTACTTGTACATAGTTAACAGCAGAGGCTGTGTGGGAAATTTGAAACTGCTGTTGACCAAATGTGTTGGTGTAAAAACCAAGTCCAGAAGTTCCCTTGCTACTAATCAACCCGCTGACGTTTGTATCA